TTAATAAAAATTGCGTAAAATTATTTTTAACATCACATCTTTTATTTTTGTATAAATGTATGAATTAAAACGTTCCATATTTAATAATTGAACATGATGCGTATTTTATTAGACATTTACCTGAAGATATATTAGATAAATTTAAAACAACATTACATTTAGATTCATATGATCATTTAGCTGATGATTATTATGATAAAATAGACAAATCTATTAATAACAAAAGTGAAAACGAAAGTGAAATTATGAAATATACTGAAACACGTCCAATTAATGAGGTTAAATATAGAGCATTAACTGGTAGAGAAGGTATCCGTTATACATATTTCTTCGGAGCACATGCGTATATTATAAAACCACAATATATACATAAAATATTTGATTATTTACGAACATTTGGTTTAGTACCTGCTGATTGGTTATTTAACACTTTCATTTTTCCTACTTTAAGTTGTATTAGAAAACCTATAGTTTGTGTACATAGAAAGTATAATTCTAAATATGTCAGAGAGAATGATTTGTCATTAACTAATAAATAAATCCGTTTTTCATAAATAATAATTATAAATTGTAATTATAAATTGTAAATTATGTTATTTAAAAGTACAAATATTACAAATGGATTTCCTATTTTCATTTGTTATTATACAATAAATACTCTTTATGAAAATGAAATAAGAAATTTGATCAAAAGTTTAAAAAAACTTCATTTACCTTATATTATATATGGCGTATTTTCTTTAGGTTCTTGGTTATTTAATACAGGATATAAAGCGGAATTTGTTAGCGATATGATGAAAAAATATGATACTAAACTTACATGGATAGATGCAGATGCTGTTGTTATTAGATCACCTATATTACTTAAAGAACTTATAAAAAAAAATTCTAATTGTTGTGTTTATATACGACATAAAGATAAATTATACCCCTTAAATAGTTCTATTGTTTATTTCAATAATAACGATATATCTAAAAGAATAATTTATGAATGGAAACAAGAATGTATAAATAATGATTACAAGCTTTGGGACCAAAAGTGTTTAGAATTGGTTTATAATAAAAAAAAACATTTATTTGATTTATTTCCAAGACCTTATGCTAAAAAAGCAAAAAAAACAGGCAAAAGGGTAATATTGCAAAATCAAATTAGTAATTCTTCAATGGATATAATAAATAATGATGTTGATTATTTAAGGTATTTAGCTTCCCATGATGAAGCAATCCTTGAAATTTCACAAAAAAATATTAATAGTATTCAAGATTTAAAAAATGAAGCAATAATACACTATAATATTAATAAACACAAATATAAAGTTTTATATACATTTAATCCATATATCTTCTTAGTTAGTTATTTTTCTCAATTAAAATGTTTTATTTATAAACATAAATATAATGAAAACGCTCAAGTTAAAACTTACATTGATTTTGATAATATTTATTATATGTATATAAAATACAAATATTCTTTTAAATTACAAAAAACTAAATACAATATAGATCATATGTATGCTTCAGAAGTTATATATAGTTATATTCAATAATAAAATGATGTTATTCTTCTTGATTTCATTAATGTGTATATATCTCTTTCTAGATATTCATCAAAATATATTATTTCTTTCAATTCTTTTATAATTTCAAATAAATTATCTTGTTTTATATTACAATTAAATTTAATTTTTTTATTTCCACAATTTATTATTATATTCTCTTCTATATTATTTATCCATTTCTTGTTTATACTTTCGACAATCATTTTATTCATTGTATTCATCACATTTATTTTCTTTAAGAAATTTATTTTTTTGATTTCCGCAATTCATTAGTCCAATTTTTTGTTAATACGTTTGACAATCATTTTCTAAGTTAAAAGTTTTAGTTTTTTATTATAACCACTAATTATTTTATTACTATTTATATCTATATTCAAAATATTATCATCATACATTATTATTAGTTCATCGTATTCAAAGAAAATCCATTTGAAATCAATAATTAAATTATTAAAATTATGATACGGTCCGGATATACATTTGATAATATCTGTGACTTGGATTGAATTTCTTTCTTTTTTTACATATGCATATAAAATATTATTTGTATTTCTATCTGAAAGTATATTATATAATAATTCTTTTGGTGTTATATAATGTTTTGTATATGCTATGTATGATTTATTTTCATATTTATAGAATATTTTGTAAAAATCGTAACACAAATCTTTTTTTACATCATGATATTCATTTTCTCTATATCCAATATAATCTTCGATTGAAAATCCCTTTAAAATTTTAAAATACGTATATTTTATTTTTGACATCATCTTTTCATTTAAAAATTTTTTTTTTTAAGTAAAAAATTTATTCCAATTTTACTTCATTTTCTTCTTCAGTTTCTAATTCAAATTCTACTTTTTTTTCTACTTTTTTTTCTACTTTATCTTGTAATAATGTTGTCATCCATGATATAATACCTGAAAACACACATGGAACAATAAATGGACCGAAACTCGTAGTAAATATAGAAGCAATACAAATTAAACAAAATATGCATGACATAATTTGACCCATTATTCTTGCAAAATTTATAAATAATTTTTTTGTATCTTTTCCTTTTTCACTTATTTCTTTTGTTGCATCATTTAAATCCATATTTATTTTATATATATAAAAAAATATATGAATATTTCAGACATAATTTTTGGTATTCATTCTGGTGTTTTTTTTTCAGGTATATTTATTCCTTTTTTCGGTAATGAAAAACAACTTAGAAATTATGCTAAAATTATACCTATAGTCATGTTACATTGGATTACAAATAATGATACATGCGCTCTAACTTTACTAGAATGTTTTTTTAGAAAACTTCCACCTAAAAGAACATTTATTGGTAGAATTATGGGTCCAATATTCAAATTAGATGATAATATATTAGGAAAATATGTAAAGTTTCTGTTTTTCTTCTTGTGGATTTTTACATTAATACGATTGTTTGTTTTTTCAAGCATCTTGAAACATCAATAATTTTTTTGTTAGTATATTGCACTCCGTTATGAATTTTTTTACTTTTTTTTAATTTAAAGTTATATTTATATATACAATTGTTATTTGGAAATGGATGATGCGGTATATTTAAATTTCTTATCATATATTTTGAATGTGTAACTATACACGGTTTTTTATCTTTTAAATTTATATTGAAAAATTTTTTGAATTTTGACCAATCATATGAATTTATATTGTCTTCTTTTATATATGAAAAATCAATACGTTTTATATCATTTGGATACAATTTTTTTAAATGTTCTATTTTATCTTCTAAAATCTCGCTTGTACTATCTTGTCTTTTTCCTAATTCTTTTATATAAGGTATTACGTATATTTTATCTTTAGGAAACATATGCAATGCTGTTTCAATAGCCCTATTCAGCGAACTACAACAAACTATATCATATTTTAATTTTCTTGTTACTTTTGACATATTTTTTGAATCTTTTACACCAGTATTTGTTAATACTGGATCGAGATAATATTCCGGGTTGATAACATTCGTATTGTTTTTTAAATAATGAACATTTGCACACGAAAAACCGTGACGAATAAAAAATGCTTGCATTATAATATATATGAATAAAATTCCATTTACGCATGTTATAAATTCTATGATATTATTATCATTTTTTGATAAAAGATATTTCAATTATTGTTTGCCATTATCAATTGGCGCTTTATATACAGGTTCTGTCATTGCGCAATTTTATCCACATGGAATTTCTAAAAAATATAAAAAATCTATTAATTTTATACGTTGGTCTGATCTATTTATCCATTGGTTTCCATCAATATACTTATTACTTAATACAAAAAATTCGGTTTTGATAAAACAAAAAGTTTTTTCTTTAATATTTCCATTATGTTATTTTAGTCTTAATTCTAATTTGAAATTTACAAATCCAATAAACTCTTTACAAAATACATATCCAGATGTTCCATTATGGTGTTTCTCGTTATACATATTTGGCGTGTTTAATTCATCTTTTATACAAAAAAAAATTAAAACTACTTAAAAATAAATTTGATAATGTTTAACGACTTAAAGATTTTTAAAATAGTGTTATATAAAGATGACATATCATTGCTATTATAAAAATTGCGATGAGGATATGAAGAAATATATCGATATTAAAAACATGGAAATATGTCCTAATGACTACGAGCCTGTTATTCAAATGAACGAGGTATATATGACGACGTTTGAAGCGGAGGGTTCAGACCAAGTTTTCGAGACAGCTCATGTTGACGGACCATTCGGATTCATGCCAAATTCGCTATTACGATGTATATATGTTATTGAACCAAATGAAAGAGTTATTACTACAATTCCTTCTAAAAATATATCAAAAAGTTTAAAAAGAAATGAATATATATTATTTGATTATAATCGAGATCTGCATTATATATTTCATACAGATGGTGATAATGATGATACACGTGTTGTCCTTAAACTTCATTTTGTTAAAATTGAACGATTTTATAAAATATTTAAATTTATGTGTATATATTGGAATTACATAGCAAGATATATGTTTCTTTTATCACAAAAACCAAATACAATATTTGAAAAAACTGTGTCGATATTAATCAATAAGATTACACAATATTACAGTTATTTTTATGGAAAACATTTATGTTAATCAATTTTTTGACATGAATTATTATCAAATTTATACCCACTTTTGCACGGCTTTTCTAGACTGTATCCGCATATACCATCTAAATTAAATATGTAATCGAAATTATCATTTTTATGATAGTAATCTTCTCGTCGGTCTATAATTTTAACATTTTTATCTTCAATATTAGCAAACGTTTTAACTATTTTAGAACCCGGTCCGTAACCTTTACCGTCACAATCTTTACCTTTGATACAATCATCAATTTTTCTACGGATTTCATTTAAATTCATATTGGTGTCTTTTTGTAATTTATTACTTAAATAATAATGTTTATTCCATATCATTTTTTCAAACCAATCATAATTATAATCAGGAATACCTTTATAGTTCAGAATCCATGTATAGTAATTGTGTATGGATGTGCAATCATCATCTTTTAAATATTTTATCAAATTATCATATCTAATAGATCTTTTGAATAAATCTTGACTAACAAAACTTTTTATAGCTTCAAAACCCATATTGTCTGATAATACACCATTGTCTGTCAACCATTTTTCTAAATATTTTAATTTTGTATTTATTTTGTAATAACTTTTATCCCGTGTGTTAAAATACATATCTACATCATAAATAAACAATTTAGACTCAACAAAAACATCAGTAATATAATCAACATCTTTTTTTAAAAAACCATTTTTAATTTTTTCAAAATATGGTAAAAGTTCTTTTTTTTCAGTTTCACTAAGTGGAACATCACCTGTCTTACAATTTTTCAACAATTCTCTTGAATTTTGTTTTATATCATCATTAAAAACATCATCAGAAAATTTATCAAATTTAGATTTATCTAAATTACCAGAATCTAATTTTTTATCTAAATTTTTAAAATAAGTACAATCATTGTTTTCGACATATTTAATATAATTATCATAATCTACATATTTCTTTTTATAATCTTTTGTATTAGGAATATGTTCTAAAATATATTTAGAATAACCAGTTAAATGTAATGCTGCTAATGCAATCACGAAAATTAATAAAATAATAACAATCATTAAAATATATAAAATATATAA